TTGCGTCTTTCAGCTATTTTGTTGATTAATAGCTCTAACGTTGGGTCTATCATTTACTACTCCTTTGGTTGTTGTTTATTCATTTGTTGCATTTGTATAGCCTGTTGTTTTTCGGATTGGTCTTTTTGATGGGCTAATTGATCATTAGCTCTAACTGCTTCCACACCAATTCTTGTACCTTCTAGCAACTGTTTAGCTTCCAACTGTTTATCATCCATTACAGCATTAGCACCTATCTGAGCACCAGCAATACGTTCTTGAGATTCAATACGCATCTTATCTAGTGCAAGACGTTGTAGGTCAGATTGAATATCAGCCATAGTTTTTTGCTGTTTGATTTGTAAATCTTGTGCTTTAAGTTGTAACTCTTGTTGTTGCATTTGAACAATCGGATCTTGTTGCTGTTGTTGAGCTTGTTGTTGTTGAACCTCTGATTGATCTTTTTGCAATAGTTTTCGCGCCGCATCTGACATAAGTTTAGATAATTCATACTCAATATCTTCTGGTAATGTTTCATCCATATTAGGTAGTGGTACGCCTAATTGTTCTTCAAGTTGTTTTCTATATTCAAACGCTACGTGCTCATTAATATGCGCCATAGCTGCAGCTTGTATTGCATTAGATTGAGGATTCTGTCCAACCATTTGTTGAATTTTAGGATCTTGCATCGCTGCCATATGAACTGCAATATGTGCTTCATGGTCTTGGTAAATAAACGCTTTAACCGGTTTACCATTAATAATATTCATATTTTCAGATACAGGATCTTTAGGTTTAAAGTCTTCAGCAGCAGGAATAAGCTTACCAATATTTTTAATACCTAGTACTTCTAACATTTGTTTATTTAATTCTACTTGGTCATAGATTTGTGGACTAGCAGCTGCCATTTGCATTACAGCTTGATATTGAACAACTTTCTGTGACATTGTAGATGCATTAGGGTCACTTACTGGAATAACATCACAATTATCATAGTCAGCTTGTTTAGCTCTTCTATCACCAATTTCTGGATCATAGTTATATTCTGATGGTGTGTAGTCTCTAATAATACCTTTAAGTAATCTAAACTCTTGACGCATCGCATAGTAAATACGAGATTGGATTGCTGATGTTACTTTAAGAGTTCTTTCTAGAATTGCTAGAGTTGTACCGACAGGGGCATTAGCTGACATATCAGATACTTTTAATCCTTCAGCATTTGCAAAGGCACGACCTTCTTCAATAATTTGATTCATTAATGCATTTAATACTTGTGAAGGTTCTTTATACGGTAACATTAAAATGTTGTCACGTATTGCACCGCTTGGTACATCTACATCACGGAATTCGCCTGGAGCGATTGGTGTATCATCACCTTTAATACGTAAGCCTCTTGATTTGAGACCTCCTGGTAAGTTTGATAGGGTACCAGCGTCTACAAGTTGACGTAAGATCATAGTACCTGATTTGGCGAAAGCACCTATCAAATGAATTAAACCAAAGCAATAAAAACCAAAGCCTGGTATATAACCGTAGTGTACAAAGTGTTGACGTTTAGCTTTTAATTTATCATCTGGATTCCAATTACGACGAATAGCTAATATAGTACCTGTACCTTTTTCAATAGTAACAACGTAAGGTAGTGCAATACCATCTTCACTATCACCATTTTCTAAATCTAAATTAACATGCATTTCAAGGATCTTATATCTATCATCCTCTGTAGGATTAAATCCTAATTTTTCTGCAATTTTTTTCTCAGCTTCATCAATATCTAAAAACGGTTCACCTAAATCTACATCACGATAAAATCCTGCGACTTGTAATTTTCTTAGTTCATTTTTTGTTTTACGCATTACATGTGTAACACGTTCTGTTGTTTCTAAATTAGACGCACCATATGGAACTACCATGTCCTCTGCTGGAACATACATAGATACCTGACGGTTCATTGATGGATCAAAATAAACTTTTTTAAATGCGTTACCTGCTAGGCCTAGTCCCCATAACATTCTTTCATGCTCAGGACGATACTCAGGCATTTCTTGCATTAACTGATAGTTCATATCTTCTTGAACACGTTCAGCTGCTTCTTCTTTTTCGCGAGTTTGTTTGCCTACAATTTGTGTTTTAACTGGACCTGCTGCTGGAAATGTCTCCATCATAGTTTCAGCTTGGAACTTCACAAGCGCTTCTGTCATAAGAGGGTGATATACATTACATGCACCTGGCCACGGTTCTGTTCTGTCTTCTACTTTTAAACCTAGTAACTCTAAGCCATCCACATAAGTAGTTAACCAATCTTTTCTTGAATTAATATCAGCATCAAACTCACCAACTAAATCACCAGATAATTCTGTAAGTTGTCCTTCATCTAATTCTTCTGCTAAGTTAGCATTAAACTCATCATCGCCTTCTTCTTTACCAGGCACAATAGTAATTTCCATACTACCATCATCAAGAGTTACACTTTCTGGGTTTTCAATTTCAATACTTAAATCGGGTTGTGTAGATGCTAACTCTTCTAATCCTTGAGGAGCTTGTGATAAACTTTTATCTATATTAGTTGCCATAATTATTTCCTTTTATTCCGTGTCGTTGATTCCATCTATCTTCATTCCAAAACCATATGCGTCTGTATCTTTTTGTGTATTGTCTTGCGTTTTTGTCTGAGGTTCGCATTTTAATAACGCGCTTTCTTAAACTAAACAAACCAACAACTTTGTAAACAATCATATTGAGTACAGTCTATTCCTAGAACTTTTAAATGTTTTAATCTCATCTGCTTCATCGCTAGGTAGTTTAATAAATCCACCCTGTCTAAATCTTATTAATGCTAATGTTGTACTATCCACCAAGTCATCGTTGGCACCACTCGGAAAATCATTACATTCTTCTATAACTTCTTTAGCCCATCGTCTGTCAGGTGCCCACACTATGCCACTTCTAAATAAATCTGATACTGCATTGACTCGACTAATCTTATCTTGGCCTTTACCTGGTGTAAATTCACCTACCGGTATACCCATTCTTCTAAACTCTTGATATAAGGCTGCACCATTAGATTTCTTTTCGACTAAAAACGAATCAGGTTCCCAATCTTTGTACTCTTGTATACAAAGTTCTTTGAGCTCAGGAAACTCTAGTCGTTGCTTAATTGAGTTTAACAGTATTATATTATAGTTATTCGTTTCTTCGTTAAAAAAGACGCCCCAAGTGGTGAGCGCGTTATAGTCCGCTCTATTATTCGCCTCCTGGGCAGCATCTAAACTCATAATTGTAAATTCACAATCAGGTGGATCTTCTTCTTCCCATATATTCCACCACTCTCTTTTTATTAATGCACCTTCTTCTGATACTGGGTTTTGTAAATATTGTGAGTTCCAGTATCGTACATCTAATGCGGCTTTCTTACTAAGTAATTCTTCTAAACTCCAGAACTCAGGCCATAAAGGTTTCTCAGTTCCATCTTTATCTTGTATGATAGCTGGAAATTCTACTACTTCCCACTGATCTACTTCATCGTTCTTAACCATCTGATTCACAATCTGACCTGTTAAATCTAACTTAGACCATCTTGTCATCACTACAATAATCGCACCGCCCGGCATAAGACGCTGTAGTGGACCAGACTGAAACCACTCCCAAGCAGGGAGAAAAACATCAGCTCGTCCAAGCTTAGCATCCTGTTCAGAGTGTGGGTCATCAATGATAAACAAATCAGCCCCGCGACCAGCGAGGGCACCACCAACACCAATAGCAAAATACTCTCCATTAAAATTTGTCCCCCATCGTGATGCGCTCTTCGAGTCTGCTTGTAATTCTACTGCTGGAAATATATCTTTATAAGCATCACTACCCACCAAGTTACGAACCCGCCTACCAAACCCAACAGCAAGATCAGCGGTATGAGATGCCATAATAACTTTCTTATGAGGAAACTTTCCCAAAAACCAAGCAGGTGCGAGATACGAGATAAGTTCAGACTTCCCATGTCGTGGCGCAATATTAACAATAACTCTTTTCTTTTTGCCGGCGGCAATGTCTTCAAATATCTTAGCCAACCTTGCATGATGCGCTCCTACCATATAACCCGGGTATACGTGTTGTATAAATTCTAGAAAGCTTGTACTACCTACATCTTGTACTATCCTACCACTCGTAGCCTCCACCAGCACGTCGACTAGTTCAGCTTCTTCTTTTTCTAAGAGCTGTTTGTGAGCCGATAGAAAGTTAATCAGTGACAGTATTCTTTTTTCTTGCTCTTTCTTTTCTTCTTCTGGTGTTAACTTTTTTTGTGCATTACTCACCATTGTTTACAGTCTCACCCTGGAC